CCGAATGGTGGATCGGCCGTGTCGCGGCCAGCGGATGGAAGATCGAGCGCCAGGAAATCAAGGAAGGGCGGGAGGTTCGGCTATGGCTTCGGAAGTAACGCGGCTCGACGTGGAGATCACCGCGCCAGCATGGCCATATCTCCAGGTCCAAAGGGGCGCGATCAGTGACAAGATCGGCGATCCCAAGGCCTGGAAAGTCGCCTATGAGGCCGATCTATTGGCCGACTGGCGCTCGATCGCACCCGCCCTGCCGGCGGACGTGGCGCATATCTGCGATATCGGCGGCGGAATGTCGGGGATTTCGATCTATCTGTCGGCCCGATACGCGGACCCGCTCGCCGTCGAGCCGCCCGGCGGCCGTTGGCCCACGGTGACGGTGGTCGACAGTTTCGACGCGCCCGCGACGGTGGTGAAGCACGATCAGCCTTTCAGCTCGTCATTCGCGATGACTGAATTCTTGCGCGTGAACCATGTGCGCGGCGCGATCACCGCTCTCAAGCCGGCGTTCTGCCTAGACCCCGTGTCGCACGATCAAGCCCCGCTGTTCGACGTGATCATCTCGTTTCAGGCGTGGCCGTTCCATATCCGCCACGACGAATATCTCAAGTTCGCCGAGCGCCGCCTTGCGCCCCATGGCGTCCTGATCTGCGATGTTCGCGCGGGCGACGGGGCGGCGATCCACAAGCTAACCAAGGCCTTTGGTGAGCCGCGTCTCTTGAGGGCGGCGCCCAAATATCGCCGCGTCGCTTTCGGTGGCTGATATCGTGAGTGTCGTCGCGGGGGGCTGGAGCGTGCAACACGCCTGGCTGACTCGCCTTCCGGGCCATGTCCTGGCGGTCAATGACGCGGGCGTATGGGCTCCGTCCGACGAGATCGTGAGCATGGACCGCTTGTGGGCGGAAAACCGCTGGACGTGGCTCAAGGCGCACGCGCCGACCAAGGTGTGGCTGCGCGCCTCGACCCTCAAGAACATTCCCGATCGGCCCGAGTGGCTGATCCCATTCGCAAATGATCACCTGGCCGCCGATTTCTGCGAAGAGCCGGCCGGCGCGGCGATGCTCAACGGGACGAATTCGGGCCTCTGCGCGCTCAACCGCGCCTATCAGCTACGCCCGCGCAAGGTGATCATGTGGGGGTTCGACATGAACCGCTCGCCCAAGGGCCGCGCCTATTTCTTTCCCGACTATGAGTGGGCCAAGCCGGGCGGCGCGACGAGCGGCGGCAAATATGCCGCATGGGCCGCCGAATTCGCTATCGCCGCCCGCCAGTTCGCCGCCGCCGGGATGGAGGTGGTCAACGCCTCCCCCACGTCGGCGATCACCGCGTTCGAAAAGATCAAACCCGAGGAGCTACTGACTTGAATAGGTTCACGTTGTGCCTGGCGTATTACGACAACCCGATGATGCTGCATGAACAGTTCGATCGGCTTTCGATGCTCGACCCCCGTTGGCGTGATCTGATCACGCTTCACGTGGTCGATGACGGTTCCCCACGTTGGCCAGCAGCGCAGGCCGTTGCGGAGTGGTGCTGTAGCCGTGGAATGGAGTTGTTGCCGTCCAAGCTGCGCGCGTGGCGCATGGACGAGGACATTCCCTGGAATCAAGACGCCTGTCGCAACCTGGCCGTCATGCAAGCCGAAACCGGCGGCTGGTGTCTCATGACTGACATGGACCATGTCCCGTCGCCGGAGCTGTGGGAGCACTTGCTAAAGTCCAAGCTAGACACCCGGTGCGCCTATATTCCCGCGCGCCTGTCCATGCCGGAGCGCACGCGCTACCACGCGCACCCCAACAGCTACGCGATGACCAAGGCGACCTTCAAGGCGGCCGGCGGCTATGACGAGCGGTTCCGGGGCATCTATGGGACAGACGGCATGTTCAAGGGCCGCGTCGGCGCGGCGGCGAGAATCGTCGAGCTGAAAGAGCCGCTGATCCGCTATCCGCGCGAAGTGATCGCCGACGCCTCGACGACGACATTGCAGCGCAAGGGCAACGAAAACACCGAAAAGCGCGACGCCATGAAGCGCCTGGTCAAACTCGACCCGACGCCGCGCCATGGCCTCACGAAGTGGGAGCGCGTCCTATGATCGACGTGGTCTGTTGGAAGTGGAAAGCCGCGCCGGGATACAGGAGCCAATTCACCGCGGATTCTGTCAACGTGTTCGGCCGGATGGTTCGCCGCCACTACGCCGGGCCGCTCCGGCTGACCTGTATCACCGACGATCCGGCCGGGATCACGGAAATGGATCGCGTCCTCCCCCTGTGGGACGATTTCGCGGCCATGAAGAGCCCTCACGACATCGGCGGCCGGATCAATCCGGCCTGCTATCGCCGTCTGAAGCAATTCGACGCGCAAACGGGGGCCGCGATCGGCAACCGGATCATGAGCCTCGACCTTGACGTCGTGATCCTCGGCAACCTTGAGCCGGTGTTCGATCGGCCCGAACCCATTGTCTTGTGGGGCGATACGAACCCGACGACCTATTACAACGGCGGCATGATCCTGCACACGGCGGGGGAACACGCCTTTCTGTGGGACGAGTTCAAAGCCGACCCGCTGGGAAGCGTCCGCGCCGCGCAGAAAAGCCGGCAATGGGGTTCGGACCAGGGCTGGATTAGTCACCGCCTCGGCCCCCATCAGGCCAGGTTCGGCCCCGCGAGCGGCGTCTTCAGCTACCGCAACGACATCAGGCCGACCGGTGGTGACTACGCTCGGGCGCTCCCGGCCAACGCTAGAATCGTGTTCTTTCACGGCGAAACCGATCCGTGGGACGATCAGGCGCAACGGCTTGAATGGGTGCGGGACAACTGGCGATGACTTCGATTTCTCTCCTCGGTCCGTTCTACTTCTATCCGATGCGGTGGCCGGACGACGGCCGGGCGCCGGCCCGGCCGCCGCTTATGCAGCTCCGCCAGGTCGAGGCCCCGATCAATCCGCTTTTGACCTTGAGCCAGGCCTATCAACAGCTCCGCCTCGACCCGGATTTCGGGACGAGCCCGCCGTCGCGGACGGACGATGAAATGATTATGGACGCCGTCGCGGCGGCGAACGGCGAGATCGACGGGTTCGAGGCGTGGCTCGGCCGGGCCCTGATCACCCAAACCTGGGAATTGTCGATGATGACGTTCCCCGGCCGCGCGCCGATCGCGCTCCCCCTTCCGCCGCTCCAGGCGGTCTTGTCCGTGTCCTACCTGGATAACGACGGCGTGCGCCAGCAGTTGACAGACGTGGCCAGCTCACCGCCTGGCGACGGGTTCCGCGTCGGGACCGAGGGCGTCGTCGCCTATGTCGCGCCGCCCTACAACGCCAACTGGCCGACGGCCGTGCGCCGCGAGGGCGGGAGTGTCGTGATCCGCTATCGATGCGGCTACGGCGACGATGGATCGGACGTTCCGGCGCTGATCCGCCAGTACGCCAAGGCGCGGCTCGGCCACTACTACGCCAACCCCGAAATGATCATCACGGGCGGCCAGGCGGTCGAGGTCCCTGGCTATGCCTCGATCCTCGAAAATCTGCGCGTGCGGGGGGTGTTCAGAACGTCATGAGTGTTCGGGCCGCCAAACTCGACAGACGCCTCGGCATTTGGGAGCGGGTGGACACTCGCGACGATGACACCGGCCAGATCGTCTATTCGTGGCGCAAGCTGGGCGACGTCTATGCGGAGGAGATTATCAGTTCCAACGCCCGCGCCCGCTACTTCGCCCATCAACAGGTGGGACAGACCGAAACGATCTGGCGGGTGAGGGCTCGGCCGACGATGCTCACCCTCACGCCTGACAGGCACATGATCACCCACGGCGCCCTAAAGTTCATGCCATTGGAGGCGCGCGAGGTTGAGCGCGAAGAGGTGGCGATCCTCTGCATCGCCCGCAACGAAGGGCTGACCGCGCAAGGCCGGCCGCCGCAGGCCTGATATGGCGCGCGGAATCTCGCCGAAAATGGAGCTGGTAGGCGTCGCCGATCTGATCGCGCAGCTCAACGCCCTCCCGCCGCGCCTGGCGCAATCATCCCTGGATCGTGGCCTTATCGCCGTCGCCAAGCCAATCGCCGAGGCTGCGCGGGTCCGCATCGAGGTCCACACCGGGAAGACGAAGGCGAAAATCCTCGTTTCCAAGAAATTGAGCCGCCGCCAGGCCAAACAGGCGGGACCGAAGGACTCGAAATGGGTCCGCGTCGTCTATGTCGGCGTCGCGCCCTCGACCGTGGCTCACCTAATCGAATTTGGGACAGTCTTGCGGCACTGGACGGGCGGTGGTGACGCCCGGCGGCGCGCCGGCCGCCTGGCGCGCGCGATGCAGAAAGCCGCAAAGTCCACGGGCCGCATGACGCCGGCGCCCTACATGCGTCCGGCGTGGGATGGCGGCAAGATGAAGGCCCTCAACGACTTCGGAGTCATGCTAGGCAAGGACTTGGAGAAGACGGCCGCGCGGTACGCGAAGCGCTTGGCGAAGAAGAGGTAAGGCGATGTCGCTGGCGACACTTCCACGCGCGATCCTGTGGCTGCTCACGTCGGTCAATTGGGAAAGCGCCACGGGCGCGCTGATCGACCTCAATCTCTTTCCGAACGATCTGCCGCGCAATCCGCCTTATCCGTGCATCGTCTATCGACTGGTGAGCGCGCCGCGCGGCTACACCATGCAGGGCCAGGATGGCGCGACGCCTTTCCGCTTCCAATTCGACTTGATGGCGGCCACGGCGGCGGAGCTGTGGGCGCTTCAAGCGGCGATGCTGGCGGACCTGTCGGGTTTCAAGGGAATCGTTCCCGTGAGCCCGCCGGTTCGCATTCAGGGTATTTTCGCGGACAATGAGACCGATTCGGCGGAAGGGGAGCTAGAGGCTCCCGGCCCGCGCGTGGCAACGAAGTCCATGGACTTCATGATCTGGACAAAGGAATAGGCGCGAATGTCTACCTCGAACGCCCGCATCGGGTACGGCACGATCCTGAAGCGCCGTATCTCGACCTCCCCGCTGACCTATCAGACGATCATGGAGGTCAACCACATCGGCGGCCCGACCATGAAGCGGGACACGCCCGACGTGACCCACATGCTCAGCCCCGAGGGCTTTCATGAATTCATCCCCGGCCTGAAGGACGGCGGCGAGGTCACGGTTGAGGGGAACCTCGTCGTCGAGGACGCCACGCAAAACGTCTCGACCGGCTTGCTCGGCGAGTTCTTCAGCGACGAGCGGACCAACTTCATTATCGAATTTCCCGGTACGGGCTCGCCGCCCGTCCAGTGGTCATTCGACGCCGTCATGAGTGGGTTCGATTCGAACATGCCCGTCGACGACAAGATGACTTTCACCGCGACCCTCAAGGTCAGCGGCAAGCCGACCCTGGCTTGAGACGATAACCCCCGCGAAGAGAGGGCCGCGCGATAGTCCGGGGCAGGCCGGTATCGCGCGGCCCATTTCGTAATAACCCCGAGGAAAGATCACCATGGCGAAAGAATCCGGCAAGCCGGCCAGCAATGTGCGTGAAGTAATGGACGCGCGAAAGCCGTCTTCGCGCAGCTCGTCGATCCAGATTAACGGCGTCACTTTTCAGCTCAAATTCAATTACGATGCGCTCGCGTCGCTTGAAGACCTTTACGACATGAGTATTCAGGAGGTCGGGGACCTGTTGTCGAAGCGCAAACCGCGTCTTCGCGACGTCCAGCGCATCCTTTATGCCGGTTTGCGCGATAATCACGCGGAAATCACCTATGAAGGTGTCGCGATGCTGTTGAACGAGGCGATCGACGCGGGCGTCTCGATGAACGAGATCATGACCGATACCTTCAGCGCCATGAACAATGCTCAGCCCGACAAGAACGAGGACGACAAGGCGGGGGACGAAGAGCGCCCCCCGGCCTAAAGCCGCCTGGTCTGTGGGACCTGCTGGAGCTGGCCACGCGCAGGGGGCTCAAACCCCGAGAATTCTGGGACCTGACTCCACGGGAGTTTGACCGCTTCCTTCGCGGGACGGCGCTCGGCGATAAGGATCGTTTCTCGCATATGATCGCGCAGGCGTGGCACGTCGTGGCTTTCGACAGGACCAAGCGCCTCCCCGAGCTACAGCCGATCGTCGACAAGATTGTCGCGGGCAAGGCCAAGCGCCAGAGTCCCGAGGACTTGTTGCGAGTCGTCGAGCGTCTGAACAAGGTGTTCGGCGGCGTCGATCGCCGCGCCGCGAAAGGAAAATAAGCCATGTCGGCCGTTGTTGGCGCGCTGCGCGCGGACCTCTCCGCCTCTGTCGGCCAGTTCGCCGACGACATGGGCAAGGCGGGCGACGTCGTCGAGAAGTTCGCGACGCGGTTCCGATCGGTCGCGTCCGACGTCAAGAAACTCGGCGAGACTATGTCGATCGCGATCTCGCTCCCGATCATCGAGTTCGGGCGTGAGGCGACGAAACAGGCGACCGAGGCGAACCAGGCGTTCGCCCAGGTCCAGGCCCGCTTGACGTCCATGGGCAACACGTCCGGCCGCACGTCCGAACAGCTCGACGAATCCGCGAAGAGCCTGGCGAAAATCTCGACGTTCGACGACGACGAAATCCTTCGCAAGGTCACGGCCGCGATGCTGACCTTTGGCAATGTCCAAGGGACGATTTTCGATCGGGCTGAAAAGGCGTCTGTGAACCTGGCCGCCGCGATGGGCGGCGATTTGCAGGACGCGGCGGTCAAGGTCGGGAAGGCCTTGAACGATCCGATCCGGGGCGTCACGGCGCTTCAAAAACTTGGCGTGTCGTTCACCCAACATCAAAAGGAACAGATCGCGCAGCTCGTGAAGAGCGGCCAGGGCTACAAGGCGCAAGGGATCATCCTCGCCGAGCTGGAGAAGGAATTCGACGGCTCGGCGAAGGCCATGCGCGAGGCCTCGCCAACGGGCGACCTTCACCAGGCATGGAAAGAGTTTTCCGAGACGATCGGCAAGATCGTTCTGGAATTCCTGCCGCCGCTGACCGCGTTGCTGACCAAACTCGTCGGGATCATGCAGAACATGGACCCGGCGGTTTTGAAGGCCGTCGTCGTGGTCGCCGCGCTGGTGGCCGTGCTCGGCCCCCTGCTGGTCTATGTGGGCGCCGTGCTTGAGGCCGTCGTCGTGCTCATGGATGCGTTCGAAGGGTTCGCCGGGATCATCAAGGGCGTCGCCGGGGCCGGCGGTGTGCTTGAGGCGGGGATGGCGGCCCTGGGAACCTCGTTCCTGCCGCTGGTGGCCGTCCTGGCGGCCGTGGGGGCGTTCCTGTACGTCTTCCGCGACAAGTTCATCGCCGTCTTCCAAGACCTGTACGATCAGGCGCAAGTTGCCTTCGGGCCGCCCATTCAATCGATCATCAAGTCGTTCGGCGAGATCGTCGACAAACTCATGACCGGGCCGCTCGGCGCGATGCTTGCGCAAGCCGCCTCGAACCTTGCCGACTTCGCCGCGACGCTGCTCAAGGTGGTCGGCCAAGAGGCTATCCGCGAGCTGGCGAATTTCCTGCAACAAGTTGCGCTCGTCATGCAGGGGGTAAATTGGGCGATCGGTAAGGCCGACGATGCGTTGAACGGCTTCATCAAGGATTGGGACGCCCTGCCGGCGGGGGTTCAGAAGGCGATCAACCAGGCGATCAGCTTCGCCTCGCGGCTCACGCCGATCCTGGCGGTGCTGGCCGGGCTTCTCGGCCTGATCACGGGAGGCAAGAAAACGGGTGGCGCGCCGATCCCTGATTCCGATCCGCTCGACTCGTCGGTGCAGATCGTCGGAGACGTCAAGAAAAAGACCCCGCCGCTTGTTCCGCCCACGTTCAACATGGGCAAGGACAAGGGCGCGGATAAGATCAAGGAGGCGAACAAGAAGCTCGCGGACGGTCTGCGCTCCCTCAACGATTCGGTGAGCAAGGGCCTCGACGCGCAGGTGCTTCCCAAGGCCACGACGGAAGCCAATGCGCTGCGCGCCAAGATCGACGAGCTGACCGCCTCGGCGAAAGCCTCGGGCGTGAACGTCTCGGCCTATGCCGGAACGATCGACTCGCTGCGCGCGCGGATCGGCCAGCTCGAACAAGAGGGCCTCGCGAAAGAGGCGATCAAGTTCGGCCAGGAGGTGGCGAAGGATCAGATCGCGGTGAACGAATTCGCCAAGGGCGGCTTGAACCCCCTGGAGGAAGCGCTTCAGGCGGTCGACGATAAATATCAGACCCTCAAAGACTCGATCATCGAGCATATCGACACCAACAAGGCGCTCGCGAACGAGAACGACGCGGCGCGCCTGACCATGATCGCGCTCGAACACCAGCTCGCCCGGTTGGAGGTGGCGCACGCCACGGCCACGGCCGCCGCGAAGGCGCAATATGCCGCCGAGCAACAGATCGCGGACCTGCAAACCAAGGCGCAGAACCTTCAGACCGCGCAGCAAATCCGCGACTTCAAGGCCAACTCGACCGGAGCCGGCGCGCCGATCTCCAGCCACCAGGCCGATCTTCAGAAGATTCAGGATCAGCTAGACGCGGACCGCATCGCCTCGGCTCAACGGCTGATCCAGCTTCAAGAGCAAGAGGATAAGGCGATCTCGGTGGGCGACTTCGCCAACGCCGACCGCATCAAAACGTCGATCGACCTGGAAAAGCAATATGGCGACCTGGTCAACTCGACCTCGGCGCAGCAAATCCAGAATCAGGAACAGCTCAATCAGGCGATCTCGTCGTTCACCGATAGCCTTGAGGCGGCGTTCGAGGACATCGGCAAATCGGGCGCCAACGCGGCGACGGACATCAAGAACGCCTTCCTCAAGCTGCTATCCGACACGCTGGTCAAGCCGCTCGCCCAATCGGCCGCCGACGACATCGGCTCGGTGGTCAAGGGACTGTTCGGGATCGGGACCGGCAAGAAGCCCACGGGGACGCGGTCCGACCCGCTGTTCGTCTCGCCGGCCAACGATATCGGCAACCTGCTAGGCGGTGGTGGAAGCGGCGGCCTGGGCGGCATCGGCCAGTCGCTCGGCAACGGCCTCAAGCAACTCTTCGGGATCGGCGGCAACGGAAACGACGTCGCCAACGGGACGGACCCGATCGGCGATCTCCTCGACTCGTTCGGCGGCGCGTTCGCGGGCGGCGGGACGCTGAAAAAGGGGCAATGGGGGATCGCGGGCGAGAAGGGGATCGAGCCTATCTATGCCGCCAATTCAAACCTTCAGATCGTCCCTCATAGCGCCATGGGCGGCGGCGGCTCCGGCGGCTCAGTCTACATCGACGCGCGCGGGGCCGGCCCGCGCGAGATCGACGAGCTGCGCGGTATGGTCAACGGGCTGAAAAGCGGCTTCAAGCAAAACACCTGGTCGGCGGTCAACGAAGGCATTGCGCGGGGCAAGGTGCAGCCGCCGCCGTATCTGTGAGGGCACATGACGACTTACGACAACTGGCCGATCAACGTCCTCGTCCCGCGCGACCTCAACTGGTGGCCGTCCGGCGGCGTGGACAGCGGCGGCGCATCCCTGTCGGGCCTGCAACAGATCGACCGCATCGACGGCGGCCCCCTCTGGCGGTGTCAAATGGTGCAAATCCCGCTGAAGGACGACACGTCGATCCTGGCCTTTCAGGCGCTCCAAATGATCCTGGGCGGCGGGGCGACACCGATCATTGTCCCGCGTATGCCAGCGACCCGCGTTCCCTCTGCCAACCCCTCGCCGCTCGTCCCACACTCGGACGGGACGCCGTTCAACGACGACAGCCTCTATTCGGGCGATAGCGTCACCTCGACCCTCGTGAACGACGCGGACCTTCGCGACTATCAGATCACGCTCGACCTGGTGGGCGGCAAGCCGCTCATGGGCGGCGAGGAGTTCTCGATCAACCATCCGGACGTCGGCTGGCGCATGTATCGGATCATGCGTGTTCGGTCCCAAAGTGGGAACCGTTACGCCGTCGATATCGGTCCGCCGCTGCGCGACGACGTCGCCGCCGGAACCGCGCTGGAGTGGGACAACCCGCGTTGCATGATGCGCCTGGCGGACTCCGAGGCCTTCAACACGGCGCTCAATTTCAACAAATATGGCTATGTCGACGTCCCCTTTATCGAGGCGTTTTTCGCGTGATAGGATCGTGTTTTCGAGGAGCGAACCGATGCTGATCAATGCCATTGTCGGCGGCCAGACCGCCTATAAGCCAGCAACCGACCTGGTCCCCTACCGCGTGCCCTACAAGATCGGCGGCGTCTTCTGTCAGGTCGATACCGATCGGCCAGGCGTGACGAAGGTTGAGGGTGGCCACGACACCGACGACGAAACGGTGTCGTTCGTGGAATACTGGCTCGACGGCGAGCTGATTCACCGCTCGGTAAACATGCACATCAAACGCGGCCTTTTTGCTGAAGGCATTGCCGCCGACTTCGGAGGGAATTGAATTGTCCAACACCCAAGCCATGCCTTCGGACGCCAAGCGGGCGTTCATGTGCGGAAGCCACGCGCTCGGCGCGCAGGACGCGAACGCGGTCCGGACCGTGACCACGAAAGACGTCTTCAACATCGCCCTGTTCCTGGCGAGCGGTTCGCTCGGCGCGGCGACGTCGGCTTATTCGACCACGTCGGAGCTGGCGGCCTCGGGCAACTACACCCAAGGCGGCAAGGCGCTCACGAACGCGAATGCCCCCTCGGTATCGGGGACCACGGGCATTTGGACGCCCTCGGCGTCCGTGACCTGGACCGCGCTCACCTCGTCGGGCTCGTTCGACTGCGCCCTCGTCTACAACGCCACCTCTACCGGCAAGTTGGCTATCGCCGTGCTGACCTTCAGCGCGCAGTCGATCACGGCCGGGGACTTTACCCTGACCATGCCGACGAACGACGCCTCGAACGCCATGATCCGTCTCGGCTAACCGATGGCGTTCCGGCGGTGGCAACCCGACACGCACGCGGCCGATCTGCTCGTTGATTTCGACGCCGATCCGCCGGTGTGTTCCCATGCCTGGCTCGACGGCGTTGAACAGGCCGACGCGCAGGCCTGTTTCGATCAGGTGTGGGCGCAGAACAAGGCCAAGAACATCGCCATCGCGGCGGCGATCTCGGTTCTTCCCGAGCGGATGCTTAAGCCGGTGCTGGACAGCGACGGCAATCCCACGGGCGACCTGGTCCCGCTCGATGCTTTCGATCCGGCCTGGCGCATGGACGAGACTGGCGCGGTGACTATCAGCGTTCCGGGCGCCGACGCGGACCTGACGGCCGAAATTCACGAGGCGGTGGCCGGCGCGGTTGACGGAGCGCAAGCGGTCCCTCACGAGGGGTAGGACGTGACGCAAACCGCTGGTCTCTATTCCTTCGGCTCTAGCGGTTCGCTCACTGGCGTCACCGCGACGACGCTTTATGCCCCGTGGGGCGCGTCCTCGATCCGCGCGCTCCAGATCAGCACGGACGACGGCGAAACCAAGTTTCGCGGCTCCGGCGGGACGATCAAGAACCTTCGGGTGTTCGTCGCCGGCAACAGCCGAACCACGGCGGTCACAGTCACGAGCCGCCTCAACGGCTCGGCCGGGGCTTTGTCCGTCACTATCCCGGCCGGGACGACGGGCGTTATCAGCGACACCACGAACAGCGACACCTTGGCCGACGGGGACACGTTCGGCTACGCCGTGACCTTCGGCGCGTCCTCCGAAACCATCAGCCTAAACGCCCTCACCGCGCAGCTCGACACCCCGGCCTCGGCCTCGATCAACTACCTGTCGTGGTTCACAAACTCGACGATCGGCGTCAACGCGACGCGGTTCGGGTCTTTCGGTTCGGCCAACGTCACCTCGTCGACCGAGAACGTCTGTCAAATCCCGATGGTGGAGTCGGGGACCTTCAGCCATTTGCAGGCCCAAGTCCCCACGAACACGCGGACCTCGGCCAGCTCTCTTTCGATTCGGATCAACGGCGTCACCGGGAACAACACGCTCTCGATCCCGGCCTCGACGACGGGTTTCTTCGAAGACACCACGCACACCGACACATTCAACGCGGGCGACCTGGTGGCCGTCGCGATCGTGGGCGTCGCGGGCTCGAATGCGACGCTCGTCCGATCGTGCGCGATCAAATACGTCGGCGCGACCGCGAACGGCGGATATCTCTATACGGCCGCCGCTGGCGTGGCGGGCACGGCGGCAACCAACTTCTGGAGCCCGGCCGGGACGCTCACCAGGGGCACGACGGAGAACGGCGCTCAGATCATCGTCCCCACGGCCGGGACGCTCCAGAATTTCGCCGTCGCGATCTCGACGAACACCACGGGCACGAATCAGACCGTCGCGTCGCGGATCAACGGCGTCACCGGCAATTGCTCGATTACCGTCACGGCCAACACGACGGGCGTATTCACCGACAACACCCATACCGACACTCTGAGCGCTGGCGACAAGGTCGCCTATACGACCGGCTCCGGCTTCACCACGACGACGACTGTCAGCGGTTTCGGCGCGCTCCTCGTCGCCCCGTCCTCGGGGACGAGCGTCGCCCTGACCGGCGTGGCGGCCACGGCCGCCGGTGGCACGCTTCATGCGGCCTTCAGCGTCCCGACGACGGGCGTCGCGGGGACCTCTGCGACCGGGACGCTCAAGCCTTCCTTCAGCGTGCCCTTGACGGGCGTGGCTGGCGCTGGAGCCCTCGGAAGCCTCGGCCTTGCGGGTGGTGGCGCGCTGACCGGCGTGGCCGCCACGGCGGCGCTGGGCACGCTGAAGCCCTCGGCAAGTCTGGCGCTCACGGGCGTCGCCGCCACGATGGGCCTGGGCTCGGTGGTGGCCAGCGCCAGCATTCCGCTAACCGGCGTAGCCGCGACGGTCGCCCTCGGCGCGCTGGGCTACATCGGCGCGACGACCCTGGCCGGCGTCGCCGCCACGGGGGCCGTGGGACACCTCGCGGTTTCGGTCTCTGTCCCCCTGACGGGCGTGTCGGCCGCCGCCGACGTGGGCGACGTCACGCCAGGCACGGGCGAGGCGTTGGAGGGCGTCGAGGCCGACGCCGACCTCGGGTTCGTCGGCGTGTCGGTGGCGATCGCCCTGTCGGGCGTGGCCGGTACTGGCGCGGTGGGCACACTGAAGGGCGGCCGAGCGCAGCCCCTGGCCGGCGTCAGCGCGGCGGCGTTCCTCGGCACGCTGAAGCCCTCGGCGAGCCTGGCGCTCACGGGTGTCGCCGCCACGGGCGCGGTGGGCCACGTCTCGCGCGGAATCGTCCTGGCCGGCGTGACGGCCGCGTCGGCGCTGGGCACGCTGAAGCCCTCGGCGGTGGTGGCGCTCACGGGCGTCTCGGCATCGGGTTCGGTGGGGATCATCCAGCCGCCGCACTCGCTGGTGGGCCGGCCGACGCTGGGCGACCGCGCCAACCGGGGGATTTTCTGCCGCCTGGCGACGGACCCCGTCATCCGGATTTGGGCCGGCAACGGCAAGATCAGGGTGGGGCCGAACGATCTCGATCCCGACCCCGAAATCTATCAGGGGATCGGCCAGCTCACGAACCTTCCGGAGATCGACCGGCTCCTCAACGGCGACGCGCGCCGCATCGATATCACCCTGTCGGGCCTGGATCAGAACATCGCCAATCTCGTCGATCAGGACATGATCGGCTTGCAGGGTTGCCGCGCGCGGATCGGCACAATCCGCTATGACCGCAACTGGCGGCCGACGTCCGATATCCTCTGGGCCTGGGATGGTCTGCTAGACGATATCGGGATCGAGGCCACGCAAGACGCCGAAACAGGATCGCACCAATGGAGCCTAACCGTCTCAATGTCCTCGGCGCTGGTGAACCGAAATCGGGCTCAGCTCCTCTACTGGACGCCCAAGGATCAGAGCATCGTCTCGCCGACCGATCGGGCGTTCGACTACGTCCCGAGCTACAACGCCGGCTCGACCCGCCTGTATCCCCCGCGCTAAGGGCCTTCCTCGACCGATCCGAAGACCTGACTCCGGTTTGGGGCCAAAGCGATTGCAGTCTGTGGCCGGCCAATTGGATGCGGGAGCTTACGGGCCGCGATCCGGCCGCCGAGTGGCGCGGTCGCTACGACTCCGAAGACGGGGCCTATGGCTTCGTCGCCGCGTGCGGTGGTCTGATCAAGACTTGGGAGCACGGGGCGAGGTCCATTGATCTGATCCGCACGCGACGGCCGAGGCAAGGCGCGGTGGGCATCGTGCGACACCGCGCGGTGCGTGGGGAGCTGATCGGCGCGGTGTGCGTCGGCTACCGTCAATGGGTGGCCGTGTCACACACCGGCGGATTGTGGGGGCTCAAGGCGACGGCGCTGGCGGCGTGGGAAGAGCGCGCCTAAATGCCCTTCGCCATCCCCTTCCTCATTGCGGCGGCCGTGAAGATCGCGATCACGGTGGCGATCAACGCCGTCTTGAGCCTGATCGCCAAGGTGTTGACGGGTGGGCCGCCCAAGCCGGAACAGGCGAAGGCCCCGATCAAGCAACCCGTCCCGCCGCAACAGTACGCCTATGGCCAAGGCCGGGTGAGCGGTCCGTATATCTTTTGGGTGACGGTTCCGAAGTATACCCTCGACGTGATCGCGGTGGTGAACGGCCCGATCGACAGCTACATCGGTTTCTATCTGAACGACGACTATGTGCCGATTGCCTCAAGCGGCTCGGGCCTTCGCGTCGATCCCACGTCCCACGGCGTGACGGGCGGCGCGGACGGCCGCTATAGCGGCGCGAACCTTTTCAACTTCGATCTGTCGCCAGTGCATATCTATTGGCAGGTGGGCGACAACCCCGCGACGGCCTTCGCCGACGTTGTCCGGCTTAGCCAAGGCCAGTGGACGTCCAGCCATCGCGGCGACGGCGTGGCCACGATCGCGCTGATCTGCTCGGCCGTGAAACAAGAAGATCAACAGAAGGTTTTCCCCAACACCGAACCGGCCCTGTCGGCGGTGGCGAAGTGGTCGAAGGTCTATGACTGGCGGAAGGACTCGAGTCTCGGCTTCTCACCAGGTGGCGCGCAGCGGCGCGATGATCCCGACACCTGGGAATGGTCTGAAAACGCGGTGGTCTGTCATATCCATGACGAATGGTTCGCGCGCGGCCAGGATTGGGATTTCAGGTTCGCGCCGACGCTGGACTTTCTGACCACGGCCGCCGACGTCTGCGACGAGCGCGTCCCCCTGAAGGCCGGCGGCGACCAGGCCAAATATACCCTCTTTGGCTGGTATCAGCGGAACAACGCCAACAAGGATATCCGGACCAATTTCCTCGACTGTTATGATGGCTACATGATCGAGCGCGGCGACGGCGCTTTCGTGCTCAAGGCCGGAAAATACGAAGAGCCGACCGTCGTCCTCGACGAAGACCGCATCCTAGAATTCGCGTGGCATCACTCCCGCCGCCTGGACGAGACGGCTAACCGCCTGGTCCTTTCGTTCAACTCGCCGGACCTCGGCTACACGATGGTCGAGGCCGACCCCTGGTATGACCAGGCGGCGATCGATGCTGGCGCGCCGGACAATTCGCTCAGCCAAGAACGGCCGTGGGTCACGAACAACGGCCAGACGCGCCGCCTGGCCAAGCGGGCGATGGCGCGCATCAAGGCTCCCTATCAAGGATATGTCGTGATCGACCTGTCGGACGACGGGGCCGAGCTGGAGCAACGCTATTTGCGGCTCAAGAACCGGCGCGGCCCCTCGTCCATGTATGACACGGTGGTAGAGATCGTCGGCGCGTCGCTCGACCTGGTGAAGCGCCAGGTTCACTTTGATATCGTCCTGGCCGATCAGGACATCGACGAGTGGGACGCCGCGACCGAGGAAGGCAACGCCCCCGACGCGCCGGCCAGCGCCACGCCCGCGACGGTCCCCGTCCCGCTGGTGGTGTCGATCACCTCGTTCTCGGATGACAGTGGCAACGGCACGGCCGGCCCGCGCCTCATGATCACGCTGGAGGATATCAACCGCCTCGACCTTTCCGACATCGTTTCGTGGCGGGTCACGGGCACGGACCTATGGAGCGACGAAACCTCGCGGTTCCCGGCCAGCGACGGCGACTCGCCGCCGACCGTGTCGTTCCCCTCGGGCTTCGTCCCCTCGGTTGTGTCGCTCGACGTGCGGGTCGCGGCGCTGGGCTCGGCCGGCCAAAGCCTGTGGACCTCGACGCACACCGTGAACACCCAAGTCACGACGCCGGCCCCGGCCGCGCCGACAGGCCTCGCGACGTCACATGTGGGCTCGCCGACCCACAACGTCGGACTCCAGGCCACGGCCAGCAATTCGCTTGCGTGGGCCGCCGGCCGGTTCTGGCGCAGCGCGACGAACACCTTCGGGACGGCGGTCGACATCAGCGGCCCGCTATATGGGCCGGCCAATCAGCCGTTCCTTTACACCGATGTTCATCCGGGCGCGGGGACGTGGTTCTATTGGGCCACGGGCGAAAGCGCGACGGGCAATCAAAGCGCGCCGACCCCGTCGCAAAGCATCGTCGTCACCTGATTTCCGGGCCTTTCAAAAGGCCCTTCAAACCGAGGAATACCCATGAGCGATATCATCACCGACGCCAACGAAACCTATCGCGACTTCGTCGTCGACGGCGTTCCGTCCAGCGGCCCCAACGACCCCGCCAAGTCCGACATTCGCGCTCTATTTACCGAGATCGGCGGCGCGATCGGGGATCTCGAAACGGCCATTGTGCTCGGCGGTGCGAACCGGATTTATCCCAACGTCGCGGCGGCCCTGGCCGACCACGCCTTGCCGCTTGGGGCGTTCTTCGCGATCCCCTCGACCAATCCCGATGGCGCATTCGACTATTATGAAAAGAGCGCCACGTCGCCCGCAACGGCAACCTACATCACGACTCTCGCCTCGACGGCCGCCCTTGACGGGATCGTCGCGCAAGCCACGGCGGCGGCCTCGCTAGCCGCCGCGGACTCGGCCGCCGCCGCCGCCGCGTCGGCCGCCGAGGCTCAGTCGATCGCCGCCATGCTGGCGGGGACGTCCGGCGGTTATCTGTTCCATCCGCGCACGAAAAAGCGGTTCCAGTTCACGTCGCTCGACGGCGTCGCCGTGCTGGCCGCCGCGCCGCAAATCTTCCTCGATCCGGAGAACGGCAACGACTCGTGGGACGGCAACTATGGCTATCGTCAGGGAACCTCAACGTCCGGACCAAAGAAGACCCGCGCTGGCGTCGAGGCGCACGCGGCGTTCGTCGCGAATGCCTCTGGCGCTGGCGTAACGATCGGGATCATCGCGGCAACTGTCCCATGGCGCGACGGCTTCGACTATTACGAGGCCAACAGCCGCAACGGCAACCTGGCGCGCAGCTATGTGAACCTCTGCGTCTACGGGGGATCGACGCGGGAAATCCGCTGCACGGATATCATCGTCAAAGCCAACATCACCGCGCATCCGACGATCACGAACGCCTATCGAATCGCCGTCACCCACGACATGCACTCGTCGGGGACGTCGCAATTCCGCATGTGGGTCGACGATCAACCGTCGCTCTTGCGCAAGCAGAATGAGTCCGACTGCTCGGCGGCCGGGACCTATTGGTATTCCGCCGCGCCCGTGGCCGGCGGGACGACGACAATCACCTTCCATCCCTACGCCGACAGTAACCCGATCACAGACGGCCACGTCTACGAAGTGACGATGCGCGATTTCGCGTTCGGTGGTCACGACGGCTGTTCGGTCGAGGGGATTATCGCGACCCGCAACGGCAACAACAACGGCTCGATCAGCCTCTATAATTTCGGCGAGGTCCGGCGTTGCCTCTGCGTCGAGGGGACCAAGCATAACTGGCTCATGGGGCCGGGCGGCGAGGCTTTCGACGTGATCTCGATCAACAGCCAGGACTCACGCAACTACTTCAGCGATGCGTCCGGCAACCAATTCGTGATGTTCTCGGCCCTGGTGTCGGGCCTGTCGGGGACGATCACGCGATGCGCCGGCCTGATCGACGCCAGCGTTTACACCTATTCGGGCGCCGACGCGGGTGGGCCGATCAGCTCATGGTTCTATGCTCACTGTTCGGCGGGCTTCATCGATACCGCGACAGTCAACGACTGCTGGCAATCCGGGATCGCCGCCAATTCGTCGGGCGAGCAAGGCACAACGAACCTCAACAATTTCACGTTCTTCGGATCGTCGCAGCTCGCCGGCCAAACGAGCGCATGGGAAGCCTTCGGCGCGTCGACACTGATAATTCGCGGCCTTCTGGCGCTCTCCCATTTCACCCGCATGATCGATTGTGGGGCCGGCGGTACGATCGACATCGAAAATTCGATCGTCGTTACCGACAATTCCGGCGGGACGTCGTACCTCTACAGCGGCGGCGTTGGCGCCAGGTTGCGCGCGAAAAACAACCTCTTCGTCAACAATGCTCACGCCGCGATCAACATGATCACCTGGCCGCTCTCCGCCGGGGCCGTGATCGACATCACGAACAACATCTTTTCGGGCATGTATCTAGGCCACGACTTCACGGTGAACACCGATCCGGCCCACGCCGTCATTGATCGCAACTGGTACGACTTCGCCCTCAACGGCGGGTCCGGCTCAAGTCTCGGGACGTGGAAGGGAACCGCCTACGGGAGCCTTTCGGCGTGGCAAGTGGGGACCGGCTTTGACGCGAACAGCGGCCGAGGGGCGGAAGACGGCTCGACCTGGCTCTCGGGTGTCCTCCCCGACGTGAACACGGTCGACGTGCGCCTCAACACGCGCTCGCCGGCCTTCCCGATGATGACCATGGGGATTGATCAGGATGCGGTGAACGCGCGCCTGGCGCTTCCCAGGACGTTCGCGGCGGCGTCGGAATATATCCGCGCCGTTGCGCCCGCGACGCCGGTGCTCGTGTCGGCCGCCTAAAAGACACTCTGTCGCACGCCGCGAGTCGCGATATCCAGGGCCGGCCTAGTTGCTTTTACGTGAGGCCGGCCCGTGCCCTTCTCCCCCTGGATTCCCGTGCTGGTGTCGGTGGTGATTTTCCTCGCCGGCTCGGCCGTCCAGGGGCTCGCCCTGGCCTACTTTCTGGGCAAGATGAAAGCCAACAGCGACGCCACGGCGGCGGTGGTCTCAACGCTCCTCGCCCGCATGGCCGTGAACGACGCCGCCGCCCTGGCCAACGCCGAGGAGCGCGGCGGCCTTGAGGCCCGGCTCACCCAAGTCGAGCGCAACACGTCCGGCGTGGCCGCGATTGCGATGGACGTCGCAAAATTCGGCGTCCTGTTCGAGGCGGCCGAGAAAGCCCGCTCGATGTTTCAGGAAGGAATCCGCCTCGACCTTTCGGGCGTGCAGCGGCAAATTCAAGTTCTCATGGGAGCCGAGGGCGGCGCCCTTATGCGGCTCGAAAGGACGAAGTGATGACCCTCCCGAAGATCAAGATCGGCCAACCCAAGCCCTTCATGCGCGCCGTCGTCGTCCTCCTCCTCATGACCATGTTCGCCGCCGGCTACGCCGCGACGTTGTTCGTCACGGTCCCGGCCGAGAACCACGACTCCAACAACCTCTTCCAGGGCGCGCTGTTGATCGCCTTCGGGGCGGCGTGGGGCTATTACCTCGGCAATTCCAGCGGCGCGGCCCTGGCGCACGAACAGGTGTCGGACCTGGTCGGGAAGGCCCCGCCGCCCACGACGCCGCCGGTTGGCGAAGGCTAGGATTCGTGAGAGGGTCCGACCTCGACCGAGGAACGGACCATGCAGCTTTCAGAACATTTCGCGCTCGCGGAATTCACGCGCTCGGCCAAGGCCGACGAGCTGAAGATCGACAACACCCCAACACCCGAGCACCTGGCGAACCTGAAGGTTACGGCCAGTTGCCTTGAGGCCGTCCGGACCCGCTTCGGAAATCATCCCCTGGTGATCTCCAGCGGCTACCGCAATCCGACCCTCAACAAGGCGATCGGCGGCGTCCCCGATAGCGACCACGCCCTCGGGTGGGCGGCCGACTTCGGGATTCCGGCCTTCGGCGATCCCTTCACGGTCGCCAAGTCGATCGAGGCGTCGGCCCTGTGGTTTGATCAGCTCATCCATGAGCGCCGGCCGGGCGAGTGGTGGGTTCACCTGTCGTTCAATCCCCGGCGGCGCGGCCAGCTCCTCACACTCTCGGGGATCAACCCCAACCGCTACTCGCCCGGCATCTTCATGCCGCCCGTCTTCATCAAGCCCGCTCGATAGGACCCCCCATGATCCGCAAGCTTCTGATCCCCCTGGCGACCCTGGCGATTTGTCTGGGCGCCGCCGCCATGACCGCGCCGCTCGGCGGGTGTGCGACCACGCCGCTCGTCCCGCCTTCGATCGGCCTCGTCGTGCTCCAGGGCGATACGACGATCGATTCGCTCTACAACAAGAGCGCCAAGGCCTACCTCGCCGCCGCGTCGACCTTGGACCCCGTGAAAAAGGCGCAAGCGAAGGCGATTTTCGCGAAGCTGCTCACCTGTGACGCCGATGGCAAATGCACGGGGATCGTCCAGGCGGCTGACACGGCCGAACAGCTCGGCAACGCAACCAACGCGGCGACTCAGGTAGCCGCCTTCATGGACCTTTACGGCCAGCTCAAACCCTTGCTCGGGATGAAATAGATCATGACCCTCGCCGACATCGAAAAGTACCTGGATCAGGGCCTCAAGCTGGTCCAGCAAGTCGCGCCGCTGGCGGCCCTCGGCGGCCCGGCGGCCGGCGCATGGGGCGCGGTGGTCGCCAACGTCGCGGGCACGGCGGACGGCCTGCTCGTCGCCGTCGAGTCCGACGCGGCGATCATCGCCACGGGCGACGTGACGAAGATCAAGGCGCTCCAGGCGCAGTTGCAGGCCGAGAACGCCAAACTCGCCGCGCAGATCGCCGCGAGCTAATCACGCCGCGCACGGTCGGCCTGGAGCCCCCGCGTCCCACGACGCGGGGGCTTTGTCGTTTCAGTGCAGGCGCACGCGACGTTTCGGCCGAGCGGTGGTAAAAGACTCTCACGGGTCGGCCGCTTCGCGGGCGCGGATCGGGCGATGGCCATCGTAATCCGGACCCGATCCGCGCTTTCCGCCCACATCAACGCCAGCCCCGGTTTCCCAGCGCCATACGCCAAAGAGAAGGCCCGGCCGCATATGTGCGCCGGGCCTTCGTTTCGTCCGTATGTGGCGAGATATGGGGAGCCGTCGCGACGGCTGTTTAGCCTTTGTCGGCCGATGCGTCCGGTGAAAGCTTCAAAGCGGTCGCGGCGGCGTGGTTGGCGAGGAAGGTGATCGCATCGGCGATCCGGTTGAGATCGATGAGCGCGGTTTGAACGAGATCGAGGGCGGCGACGCCTTGGGCCTGCGTCGAGGCGGCTTGCGTCCCGTCGACTTGCGGGGGCGCTCCGATCAGTTCGCGGATTTTCCGGACGTTGGCGGTGATCTCGTGGCGGGTGGCTTCGGTCATAGGTCAGTCCTCTACAGGTTCGGGCGCGGCCGGCGCTGGCCGGCGGACCCTTGGGTTTGCATGGTCGCGCCGCCGACAGTCGGCGCACGTGACGTTGGGGAGGTGCTTCGTCGCCGTGAGGCCGGAACCACGGCGCCCGCAATGGGCGACCGTGATCCCGTTCTCGACGAACGCGAAGAGATGGATCGTGATCATCGCGGCGGCGATGGGCCGGCCCGGTGGGATCGGTCCAGCTCCTCAAACGACGGAGCCCGGCCGGTGGTGACGATCTGGCGATCCCGCAGGGGATCGAGGTCGACGCCCTTCCATTCCGCCCGCTCGGCCTCCAGCTCCTCGGCGATCCGTTCGAGGGCCACGACGCCGCGCCCGACATTGCGCCCGAAGTGGCGAACGCCCTGAATGGCCAATAAGACGAACAGCCAACCGCCTACAGTCCAGGCGGCGCGAATCCATTGCGGCGACGTGTGCGGGAGCCAGGCGAAGGCGTCCTTAGGCCTCCTCCCTGGCGAGCGCCGCGAGGAGATCGTTGATCCCCCTGCGGACGTGGATCGGCGCGGCGGCGAGCTTGGTGAGCATTGAGACCGCGCCGGGCATGACCGCCAGGCGGTTGACGATTGCCGCCAGGGGCGTCGTCACGGCGTCGGTGGTGGTGTCGGGCAACAGGTCGGCGGCGCGACATTCCAGCACGCCCGCGATTTGGACAAGGCGCGAGGCCGAGATGCGGTTCGCGCCGCGTTCGTATTTCTGGATTTGCTGGAAGGTGATTCCCTTGCCGCACTTCACGGCCAGGTCGGTTTGAGACAGTCCCATTTCCCGGCGGCGCATCCGAACCCGCGCGCCGACCTCGATATCGACAGGGTCCGGCCCTTCGACCCTGGAGTCGATCGCCGCTTGCCGGGCGCGTTCCTTGCCGGGCGCACGGGGCTTTGGCGCGCGCATAAGGGCGCCCTCAATTTGGTCGCGCGCCAGAATGTCGTAGACTTGTTGAGAAGTCATTGGTTTTCCTCGGGTTATCCCTCGGCGAGAAGCCGGCGGGTTGATAAGACCTCCCGCCAGCCGGTGGGCTGGCGGGGATCGAATACGTTGAGAGATATCGGCGTGTGCAATCCGCCGTCAAGTAGTTTCGCGCCCAAGTCGCAATAGACGCGCTTGGCAATCTCGGCGCTATCGGTGGCTAGGACGGGGGTGGGGACCTGGCGGCCGTCGACCTCTTCCCACGCGGTGATTTGATACATGGTCGCATCCTCGATCGCCCAACGGTCGGGCGTGCGGATTGAATAGCAGGCCATGGGGTTAAGACCCGGTTAAGAGGGCCAGGTGCTTCGCTGCGCTGGCCAGGTTGTCCGAACCCCCGTCGTCCGACCTGGTGTAGCCGAACCGCGAGGGATGGCGCGGCCAGCCGTCCTTTGAGAAACCGAGCGCGAACGGCTCGATCCCGCTGGCGCGCGCCATCCTGGTCATGAGGCCGACCCGCGTCCGGAAGAGCCGCGACAGATAGGCCCGCTGGCCGCTCACGAACGACTCGGAGTCCGTCCACCATTGCGGCGCGCCATAGGCGAAGATCAGCCGG